CAGTTACAAATTGAATCTTAGGCATAATTTAGCCTCGCATTTCACGAATGAAGTTAGATTCCTGATCCGCTGTATCCAGCTCGACTCCATGAAGTTCATTGACTATAGCTGTTTCCCAATCCTTTACGCCAACGGTATTACGGTAGGATATTTCAAGTGCTCTGCACGCGGCCATAGTAAGCACTATTGGAAAGAGTTCAGTCCACTTGTTTACGTCGGTGTCTAAATCTAGGTATGGTTCGTAGAACTTTCCTATGACTTCAGCTGAGTATAGCTGATCTGCAGGTGCAGTAAATAGTATTCCTGTATACCTAAATGAATCACCCGGCGTGACATAAGTCATGGGTCCAAACTTGCTAATGGTAATTGTGTTAGGTACTTCAGGAACAGTACGTATTATACCTACTGCATATTGCCGTGATGGGCCACCACTGCGTTGAAGTGGATCCTTGAAATAGCACTGTTTACAGTAGTCTAAATCTACTCGTTTAAGTTGCCACTTATTCCCAGCCGAATTACTAAGTGTAACTCCTTCTATAACACGTGAGCGTGGTACCAGCACATACCACGCGTTGAGTGGCACGTCTACAAAATAGCGTGCGGTATCTGAGTTGATATCCACGAGCCTATCTAAGTAATCCTGCCCTGCACGAATAAAGAAGTTCGCACCCTTATCAGCATAAGTAACCCTACTCTCTATTAGATCATAGCGGCCACTAAATGTTATAAAGTTCTTGCGAACCTCGAGCAGTGACATGAGTAACTCCATTTACTTTGGTTAAAAATTAACCACAGGAAATTACGGTAGTGTATTATCTTTACCTACATTCATGAGATAGGCAAACTTGAGTGGATGATGATACTCAAGACCACACTCAGTAAGCCACTCCTCTTTTGTACCGTCAATGCGCTCGTGCGATGGACTTACCTTATTCGTATCCATACCCATGAACGTAGTGTCGTCAATGTAGCGGTAATTGAGCATTGATGTGTCAACTATCACCATAGCGTTACGAGTCGTGAGCTCATAACTGAATAGCGGATGAGTCATTAAGTTAATCGTGCCAAAGGGAGTTACCCACTGCATAACCTTTAAGCCATATGAAGTAGTCATCGGAGTGATGTTAATTTGGCCACTCATTTTAGCTAGTCGATTAAGCCCGAGAATTGCACCGCTTCCAGCAAACGCCATTTTCTCTGAGCCGCCATAACGAAAAGCAATTTCGAGTACTGTATCAAGCCACTCTTCACCACTCGTTACCCAGGTATCTCCATTATAGTCCGGATCAGTGGCATAGTTGAAAACATTACCTGGAGCGCCAGTTTTGATTGCCTGAATCAATCCCATAGTTGTGCGTTCAGGCTTGCCATTAACACCAACGTTTTCAGTGCGAATACCCCAGAAGAATGCTTTCTCCATCTCGATAGAATGTAATTCGAGTGATTCACGCTTAGCTTCTTTGTAAGCTTCTTCAGTACGCAATTTTGTCTTGCGTGCGGTACGAGTAATATCAAGTGGCGTGCGAAAGATTTGCGTGAAATTGAACCACTTATCAGGATTATAGGCAATTGCATCCGGAATTGGCGCACCTTCAGCATTGATGTTACCGATAATTAGGATCGTATCACAGCTGCCGAGTGTTGTACCTGCGCCGTTGTCGTCAGCCTCAAGTAAGCGAACCGAAATGTAGGAATTTGCACCAGCTTTGGTTACGCCTGTAACCTTAGCATTTACATCAACGTTCAGGTTAGTACTCACCCGTAGCAGTGCTTGATGCCCGATGCGGAATTCACTGGCAACTGCTTCGGCTACCTTTGCATAGAGTACTGTACCAGTAGTAGCACCAGTTACGTAGGCTGTGAGGAGTGTTGCATCCGTGTATAAGTCCGTAACAGCACCGCCTTGAGCTGGAAGTAGTTTAGTCCACCAGCTAAATTCTGGGTCAGTAACAACTTCTTCCTTTAGTTTGCTTAACAAACCCGTTAATGGCGCGCTGCCATTTGGATAGAGATAAAGTATACCTTCACGCCAGGACTTAGGACGCTCGTCAGTTGCCCAGTCACCAGTGCCTCTCATTCCCATAAATGCTGCCATTTGTAAAGTTCCTTTCTAAGGAGCAACCTTGTGTACGCGATATGCAATCTGAGCAATGAGTAGCGCATCATTTGCAGCATTGCCGGCGTACTCGCCATCACCCGTGTTATGTAGGAGAAGCGGAAGTCCCAAGCACACACTAAGGGGAACAATCATACCTAAGCCTGGCAGCACAGTTGTAACTACATCACTTGCGCTGCTCATAAAGCCCGTCGCCTCAATAGTCTGGCTAGCAACTGCACCAGTACCAGTGCCATATCTAACTGCGAGATTGTCGTCGGTCTCAGTAAGCACCTGAGTACCAGCATACAGAATAAGTGCTCCACCAACAAGCTCAATAAATTCATCACTTGAAGGCTTCGGCACAACAATAATAGGATTACCGCGCAGTGTTTTTATACGAGCTGCGACGATATTCGTTTTCACGTAGTGAATAGCAAGAGGACTAAGCACTCCTACTACCTGAAGCTTGCCTTGTACGCTCATAGATGAGATTCTCTATCAAGCGACTCTGCAGGCTTCGCGGAGCTGGAGTCGTAAATCTCAAGTACTCGTGATTGATACGTTGGATTACCAGGATCATATTCGGAGCCGTCACTGAGTACAAATACATGCCCTTCATCCCGTAGGCGCGCTTCAGTTGATGTTCCTAATAACTTGTCTAAGCAGTGGCGATCATAACGGGACAAATAAAGAACTTCTGCCATATGAGTAATCCTTTACGTGATAAGGTCGTGGATTTCCTTAGCTAATCCATCTAGCTCAGGAACAGTAACTCGTTGCCTTGCGCCATTACTACGATTTGAGTGTAGCGTTGGTTTCTCGCGCCCATTAACGGCAGTGGTTTTAGGTGGAATTTCAGCTACGCCAAGTAACTTACGTGCCCGCTTGCCAGTTTCCTCAAATACTTGCTCAGCGGTGAGTTCAGGATTCTCATTGGCAACTTCGTTAGCTACCATTGCAACCGTCTTTTTCATGCCGGCAAGGTCAGAGTTGCTTTCATAGAACTTAGTGACTAACTCGCGCATGGTGAGCTGTTGGTTGAAGTAGGAGGACATTGTACTTGGAAGTCCACGCATAATATTTTCAGCGGACATGCGTGAGGCCTCTTGAATAGCTTTGTTGTATACGGCTAGAAGTAGAGTATTTAGGCCATCGCTAGATGATAATACTTCATCCATATCGAGGCCATCTAGAAAGTTATGATCCTGAGGCTGAAACGAACTTTGCTCGTCCTGCTGAGTTGCAGCTATAGGTTGCCGGCCACTTAATTCCTCAATACGAGCAAGTAATTGACGCTCGCGTTCGGTATAAGGTAAATCATCAACGGACTCTTGCTGAGTACTCCTACTACGAGATGGTGGCTGCGAGACAATTTCAGAACCAGTATCGACACTACCTTCAGTAGGTGAGTCTATAGTAGTTTCAGCAATTGCATCTCCATCCGTAGTAGGAGCACTTTCACTAGGAGCATCAAGGACGCTTGCATCAAAGTTAATATCTGCCATCTTATTTAATCCTCGTTATTAGCCTAAGAAGGTTATTCCTCCTCGGGGCGTAAGAGTGTAGTTACTTCATCGAGAACCTGTCAAGACTCACTACGTTCGACCCCTAAGAAGGGGCAACTTGACAGAACCTCGAATCGTAACTCCTCAAGAGACGCCCTTCGGAGGAAAAACCTTTCCGGCCTGGAAGTGGGAGTCTATACTAGGAGACCATCAGTGGCGGCCTATTCTGGCCGAAGCAGCACTGTGGGATCATAGTACACATATTCTTCCTTTGGTTAAAAATTAACCACAGTAAATTATTCTGCTATACGACTTCGCATCTCAGTTGCTTGAGCATCAACTTCAAGTATCTCAATCAAACTTGTGGGCAATTCTAGGAAGCGATTAACAGCTTCGGCATTACCCTGCAAACGACTGAGTGTTTGTGGCTCAGTACAAATCTCAAGCTGGTCACGAATGTCCTCTTTCCAGGCAGTCATTTCACTACTTAAATCTCGCCAGATGTTAGAGAACGTAAAACGTCTCAGATCCTCTATAGTGCTACGCAGCTCTGCCATTTGTTGGTGCTCCACTCATAGCTACATTAAACTCCTGTAGTTCGCCGCCTTCAATTTGTTGCTGAATTTGCTCATCCGGTGCAACTGAAGGTTGCATCTTGGCTGCGGCTTTATCCAGTTCAAATGCATCGACATTCTTTGCACCAGAGTTTTGCGCTATGTGCTTGAAGATTCGTGTAATGTCGAATGTCTGCATGAGTGTAGGATTCTGGCTAATCATCTGAAAGAGTTGAAGCCACGTATCATTGTAGTTACCACCTGGAATACTGCCATCACGCACGAGCAAATCGTAGGCTATGAGAATATCACTTGGCTTAACAAGTACTCTGCCACCTTCCTGGATATTGTAAGTTTGCGTTACTGCAGTTGGCCATTGTCCGGTAGTTTTTACGTAAGTTGGCTCGTCCATAAATTGCTGTGTATGATAGCCAAACATTGAGCCAATATCCTGCAGACACTGCACACCTACTATTTTCGCAATGCGCTCAAGGCGATTAACGGCACCAACATTCGTACCTTTGAATTCCTGGGCTGTTAGGCGTTCAGGTCCTCCAGACCTAAGGTTGCCCATTACAGGAGAATCTGTGCCTGCAATTTGTCGCATGAATTCTATAAGGAAAGTTACATCCGTAATATTGTTGCGGGTAATATCGGTGATGGCTAGCTGCTTGAATGAGCCTTCAACACCTCTACCCCATGCAGGACGGCGTAAGCGTACTATGCCGCCAGGAGTACCCTCAGCTATATCAGTTACGTTTATTAGGTAAGGATCAACTACGATTACGTCGTTAATTGCCTTACGAACATTCGCAACATGTGAGTTAAACATCCAGTCAATTGTCTTCTGCATTCCAGCAAGTATTTCAATACGTGAATAGCTAACGGGCGAATAACCGTCAAAGTCAGGTACTGCAATAGTTACGGGGTACATATCGTGAATTAAGTTAAGCGGCTTGGCACGTATAATGACTGAGTCAGCACCTACTGTAAACATCCACTTCTCTGGATATTCGTTTCTACCTAGCTTCCATTGAGAAGGGATTAAGTTTACGTACATGTGTAAGAGATCAACTGGGTCGGATGAGATATTAGATAAGGAATTATTGAGTAAGGCATCACCACGTGACGGACGCGGGTAATTGGAGTAGCCAAATAAATTAGTTGATTTGTTCGTGGCTCGACGCAGATACTGAACATTGAATAAGTCGCCATCCACTTCTTCGTCTGATAGGAGATTCATGAGATTATCACGATCTACCCAACCTACGTATTGGCCACGCTGAACGTCGTGCAGTGCGACATTAGGATCAGGTAAGTAGCAATAAGGATCAATATTTTCTAGTGCATTGCCCTCAAATAGAATAGTATCTTGCATCTCTCTATGCGTTCCAGTTTCGATGAAATTTCCTTGTAGATCGTAGGAACCTTGACTACGCATTCTAATCTTCTTGCCTCGACGTACGAGCCATTGTGGAGTAGCAGCTCCTAGTCCATACGCACTTATGTCACGAAAGAGTGTATGTAAGTTAAGAACTACCTTAGTTTTTTGGCAGTGTAAATTAATTACTTTTTCCATGAGAGTAGCACCTGCTACATCTTCTGGGCCTACACCTTCGTAGCGAAACACTGGCTCAGGTGTAAATGCAGCAACTAGATAAGCAATAAGTGTTTCCATAATTGCGTAGGTATAAGGGAATACTATTGATACCGGCTTACGTGGATCATCTTTGAGGACTTCGCGTTCTTTGCCAGATATAGGAATATAAGCTTGCAGTTTTGAGTCAATTTCTTTCCAGGCAGAGTGACGATTCTTAATAATTGCAGCTGAATCCCTTGCGTAATGAGTTAGCTTGCCAAGTATTAGTTGGTGTAAGGCACTACCAGGCTTGAGATCCAGATTGTTCGGATACTCATAGCCGTAGTCATCTTTACTACCACGTCCGTAGTCGACAGATTGATCTGGACTAGTCAGTGTGTATGGCATAGTTTACTCGCTCTGCTGTATCCAGATTAGTTGCTGTTGTGGCACGAACTTCCTACCACTAGTAGGAAATGCTCCACTCTTAGTGTAAGGAACCACCACTATATTCCACGGAGGTCCATAGGTAGAATTATCAAAGTAACATGCTGCCCACTCCCATCCACCAGCATCAGTGAATACTAATAATGGGTACATCATCTGATAAGCCTGATCAAATAACTCTGCTGGTACGTTGCCCATTAAGATAACACCATTTGTGCTTGTACCATCTAAAGCTGGCAGTTGCATAGTACTTATATTATCTATTCGGGACCAGGGGCAATAAGCAGTGAGAATACTTGTCCACCCACCGAATGATATATTACTTAGGCCATTACTAAATTTATTACGTGCATAGTTAGCTACATTCTCTGTCGCGCCTAAACGCGTATAGATATCGACTATTTGTGTACTATGCAAACTTACAGTACTTTCAAGTGCTGCTATTCGTGCTTCGAGTGCACTAATATCGCCAACCGCATCATCGAGGTCCTGTTTTCGTACTGCATGCACAGGTGAGCTTGGAGGACTTTGTATTACTATTTGACCATCGGTGGCAATAGCCTGCTGGTTGTCAGGAGAGATTACTCCATCCTCATCTATGTATAGTACAGAATCATCGTACAGAAATGGTCCTGTCGAGCCAAGCCAGACTTTGCGTACTGTCATCTAAATGCGTCCTCTAAAATTGAGAGGTAATTCATACTCAAGATCGGCGTACTCATCCTCACTTGTTGATTCAGTTACATCATCAGGAACTTCAAAGTATCTACCACCAAGTTCGAGTAGTTCGATTATATAGGCGGTTGCATCAGCTACGTCCACCAGGCCTGAACGAGGAAATGACATTAGTTGTGATTCAAGCTTGGCACAATTGTTCTTGTTGTGGTAGATGTAACCTTGTCGGTAGTATGGAGAGAGTGAGCCAATACGCTTAATTTTACCTTTCTCCCCATCGGGAGCACCACCGCGTGCCTTAAGCCAAATAGGTTCAAATGAGTCACCAGGGCCACGCTTCAGCATTTCGTTGAGAATTGGCTGCTTAATAAATTCTTCGAGACCAGTAATTTCAATACCTACTCGAAATGCACGGAGTCGGCGCCGCATGGCAAAGAGTTCATCGTAAAGCTTGTCAGGAAAGAATTTGCCGCTGACGATGTCTCGTACGTAAATTGCATTGGTGGAATAATTTACGCCAATTCCTACGATGGCGGAATCAGCTGAGTGCATATTCGCAGTTTTGGCCGGGTCAACTATTACGAAATTTTCTAGTTGTTGATTATCGAGGTCGATTTCCTCGTAATACTTGAAGTGTTCTTGACGAAAGGAGGCATCTTCCTTAGAAATAGGTAAATTTCGATACTCCATATAGAAGACATCTAGCATACCCTTCAGTCGGTGAGATTCAGCTTCTCGCTTAAGTTCATCAGAACTAATAAGGTGCGGTGCAAGTGAATTGTATTCGTCATCGCATAAGTCTAGGCGAATCGAGTACCAATCAGGATCGTTCAGTAAGTCCTGTAGAAGTGAATCGTAGTGTTTTAAAGTGTCGATGTAGACTATACGCCACTTGTCTGAGTAGCGATCTACGCACTTAAGCAAATCACCGTGGAACCATTCCTTAAGCTTTCGGCGATTTTCTGGATTCTCTAGTTCATCCTTTTTCTCTAAGTCGTCTACGATAATAAGTTGAGGACGATAGTGTTTGTAGAGTAGACCTCGAACCTGCTGGCCTGCACCACGAGGCATAATGAGGGTATTACCAAACGCCACCCATGATTGCTTGCTAAACGACTCATCTAGTTCGGGATCATCTGAGTTAATTTCGATGTTACCGAATATACGACGTATTTCTCGATTAGTTTGAAGCTCGCGCTTAATGTTTTCGGTCTGCATAGTAGCAATTGTTTCAGAGTTCGAAACATAGGGAATAAATTCGTAGTCGCGATAGAGAATACTCTTTTCTACGAGGGCACGTGCAAGTGAAGTTTTACCTAGTCCACGGGGCGCGGCGATGCATATCTTTTGGTGACCAGAGTCGATTGCAGTAAGCATTTCGTTATGAAGCGCGGACCAAGGAGTAATGAATGCCTCAGGTAATAAGGTCTTACAGAATACTCCGGTGCTTTGATAGCATAAAGCGAGTATATCTGTAAGATCAGATGTTAGAGCAGCTAAAGGCATTCAGTAATTCCTCAGGGTAAATATACGCGCTTCGCGTCTAGTACGTTAATTACTCAATCGAGGAACCAACGAAGAGTTTCAGCTCAGCCGGTAACTCACCGTGAGGCACCTCGGAATAACCCTTCGGAGACGGGAAGTCAACTCATGGTGCTGGCGACACCGTGACGGATGTCGGTATAAGTACGTTTGCATACTATACGATAGTCCTTTCGTAGAGTTGACACGGTAAAAAAAAGCCGCGATGGCAGTACATCCATGTTTAGTGGTTGCGTGGTGCTGTGGTTAAAATTTAACCATAGTGAATGGGTGGTTAGTGGCGGCGCGGTCAGTCGCCCCCGACTGAGCTGGCATAATTTAGTGTGCATTAGTTTACCTTAATGTATTTAGTGTATATTAGTTTAGTTGTCTCAGTCATCAGATACAATTAAATTCGCGTCAATTGCCGCCGATAGTGCTCGCTGCTTGATCACTTCGATGTCATCGCGTGTTAGGTGCGTGTTAACTGAGGCTATCTTTTTAACCTCACCGAAGCCAGCACGAGCTAAGTGTATACTAGCATACTTAGCCCGTATTGCAATTGGTGCGTCAATTTGACCACTAATAACTTCTTCGAGGAGTTTCAAGGCAACTGGTGCAAACTCGTTAATTTTTGCACCAATATCAATCGCTTCCGCATCGAGGGATGACCTGAGCTGGAGTAACTTGCCCTGAGCAACAGGACTATTACGTACGTTTGAGACTGTTTGCGGAGTTACTCCACATGCCTGCGCTACTTGCTCGTTAGAGCATCCAAGTGCAACCATGCGGAGCATTTGTTCGTGATTTTGCCAGAGTGATTTAACCTCGTAATGGCGCTTTTCTACAAAGCGCTTATCATACAAGTGTTTGTTGCCGTGCGAATCATTCATGAGTAAGCTCCTTTATAGTAATCTTGCGAGCAGCTAGTGACCGCTCAACAAGCTGATTATGTTAAGATTATACCACAAACTGAAGAAAATGTCAAGGGCTTCGGAGCGAATTTAGCTTAAAATTGATAGTGAAAACCATTTGCGAGTATTCGACGTTTTAATGAAGAAGTTGTTACTTAGTAAAAGGATTGATAAGGCACTTAAAGTTGTTCGCTGAGCTTGACATGCAAGGAAAAGTGTGGTATAATGTACGTGTAAATAGATACTATCTTGAATTAAAGTTGACAGAATGGGAGGAATGCTGTCCCTCGCCGCGAAAACTTATTTTCCCCCACGTGCGGGTGTACGTGCACACGTGAGGACAGGCGTACGTGCATGTGAATGTACTTCCATATAGCGCTGAACCTAGAATCAGGACTTGACAACCGTGATTTCATGTGCAACAATTAAAGTGTCAGGGGCAAACGCTCCTGGCAAGGCACACGGTAAAAGGCACCTTGACAAAGCCCGAACCGTGTGGCACAATTAAAGTGTGAGGTGCGATGGTCGCACTGCACAAGTGTTCTTTCAAATAGCGTACTGGCTCATGCCAGTGCAGCGGGCCGGTACGCAAAGGAAACTGGATTATGCCAGGATACGAAGCGTCCGACCTGATCATCACCATCAAGTTTAACTCTGGCCTGGACTCAGAGAAGGGTACGCCCAAAGAAGGTACAAAGTATCCTTATGAGGCTGAGGTGACTTACGCCAGTGTTAAAGACGCTGTAGAGAAAGCCAGTAAATTTACTGGGTGGGCTCTACAACGGCGCGCCAGAGGTGGCGAATTGCCTTCAGGCAAACTGATCAAAGTAAACGGCGATGGCGAGTACCAGAAAACTCTGGATGATCAGGTAACTGAGATGGACGAGGACAAGGCGATGGAGCTATTTTTGAAACTGCAAGCTAAATTGCAGGCCAAAATAGCCGCAGAGAATCCCTCAAAAGAGTAAGGTGACAAGAAACCGGAGCTAGGACCAGGACTAGCTCCACCTCATGAAAGGAACGGTAATGGAAAAGGAGAATAAATAACTCATACAGGCCAGGATGAGAATTGGCCTACTCTCACGAAAAGTGCAACCTTGACGTGGTGTGAGAGCTACTGACATTGTGTCAGTTCTAATGCACAGGTCCTTCAAATAAGGTGAAAAGAAACTATGCCAATTTGTGTACTGTGCAAAAATGAACTGAACAGCGATAACTGGAAATATGTAGAAATTGTCCAGGACATCGACAAAGTGGTACAATGGGTTATGTGCAACTGGTGCGCACAAGTAGTAAAAGAAACGTTCGCAGAATAACGTAAATACGCGCTGGGATGAGCACCAGCACAAAAGGAACCTTAATGAAAAACGTTAAGGTAGAAGTGTCACCATGGCTGGTGTATGCAGCAATACTTGCACTGCAGTTCTTTGCAGCATATCTAGACAGTTTCATTAGACCCTGGCTTTATAACTAGAGGATAAGCTTGTGCCAAAAGGTCGCCCAAAAGCAAATAACGAATCAGTACGCTGCAATGTCTACATGCCAGCCGAGTTACACACTGAGGCGCGCAGGTTAAACCTAAACGTATCTAGAATACTTCAAAATGCACTTGCTGTCGCAGTAAAGGCAGCACAACGAAGGGAGCAGGAACGTAACGCAAGGGTGGATAATGCACTAGATACATTAGGATTCTAGTACGTGTGCGATTAAGGCCGGTTCACGCCGGCCTATTCGTACGTGCATATTTGTGCTTTGGTTAAAATTTGACCATAGCAATTAGTGCACACTTAGACAGCGCCGCCTTATGAGGGTTCAGCGCATTACTTACGGCGCGGCCGGCTTTACGCAAGCTTGAATAAGCTAGTAATACATGAATACTTTTCATCATTCGTCCGCCAATAATGAATACTTTTCATTAATCTACTTAGACGATTCCTCGTCTATTCAGTAATTTATCCAGCCTGTCTATTACCTCTGCATACTGAGCACGAATCCTTAGCTCATCTAGACGCGTTCTAATAAACTGTTTCTTTGCAGCGAGACTCATAAAGAATCTATTACCAGCAATAGAATTGCAGCGCGTGCAGCACGGAACAAGTTTAAGTAACTCAGACGAGAACTTAAAATGAGGCATAAGTTTAGCTAAGGATACAGGCAGTACGTGATCAAAGCCCGTAGGTTTAGCTGAGCAATAATAGCACTTAGACGAATCACAGTGCAAGTACTCGTACTTGTGAATATTACTTGCGCGCGGGGCTAGGGGAAGAAATTTAGTAATAAACTTAGGTAATGGCATGAGCAAATTCTCCAGCTGTGAGTAAACACGCGTGAGTGTTCAGTAAATACTTATATAGATCAATTAGGTCGGCTCAAATTGAGCGCTCTAAATAAACCATTGTACTTGTAAGTGCAAAGTGATCGCTTAATACTTTCAGGCCGGCCTCTATCTTCTCGCTTAATTATATCAGAACTTAGGGCAAATGTCAAGCTTAGAATTTCGCTGATAAGTTGTTGTGGTTAGATTTTAACCAAAGCAGAATATTAATTACTTTTGAATTTAAGTGTGTAACTATTTGTTTACATACTTAAATCCAAAGGTTTGTATTATTACGTAATTATTTACACTTAATTTCGCTAGCCATAGACAAAATCTATTACTAATTATGTTAGTGATAGATAAATAATATGAGTATTCGCTTGACACTTACGCAAACATATGATATAATGATGTTAAGATGTTCAGACCACAAGGGCCTGGCTATATTTTACTTAAGGTACTTTACTTTAGTTTAATTTAGGAGTCTTTTTTACTTACGCGTTAGCTCTTCCTTTCCTCTCTTTTATTACTATAAAAAATATATAGTAATAATATAGAAGAGAGAAGAGAGAACTAATAGAAATAGTAAAAGAGTAAGTAATAGATTAAGTAAAAGGACATTAAGTAAATACATGCCAGGGGGGATATGTTCAGACATCATAACATCATAACATCATAACTTTTAACAGGAGAAATTAATGCTAGAAAGAAGAAGCAGAAAGATGATAGCACAAGGACAAGTCGACAAAATAAGACTCGCAAATGTAGCACTATATTTTGACTCACTTGGAATTACACCAAGAAGTTTAAGTGAATTAGTTAGAATGATGACAAATACTATAGAAAAATCCGCTATAAAACAAGGAGGATTCGTACCAATAACAAGTGTTGAAGAAGCTAATCATATTATAGACCAAATTACACGTGATAAATCGAGTATGGAAGATTTCTGGATAGGAGAAGAGCAATAATGCCAAAGAAGAATGATATGCTAGCCCAAGGAACCGTTGATAGATGTAAGATGGCAACATTAGCTATATTCTTTGAGCAAGGAGATAACCGCATACGAAGTATAAGTCAATTAACACGCTTAGCAATCGAAACTCTAGAAGAACTTCTTGTAGAGAAGCTAGGAATAGAAAGGATTACAGATACGGCTGAAGCAACACGTATATTAAAAAGGCTCAGTTATGGTAGTGCATTCCTAGAGTCAAATAAGTACGCATCTGCAGCACTCAAAAATATGAACTCGGATGCTGAGAACTTCGAATTTAACCCATTACCTCAAGCTAGAGGTCGTAAGCCTAAATGGTCATCTGATGATGAGGAGCGTATGAGAGAAGCTGCAGAAAAGGCCTTATCTAGCCAAAGAATACAAAAATTACTTGAACAAATAAAGGAGAAATAATTAGTGGAATTTATGTACGCGTTAGGTACGATATTATTAGTAGTTATGTTATTTAACTGTCGTGCAGATATACGCAAGAATCAACTATCACTAGAAAGGATTGAACAATCGGCAGAAAGAATAGCTCAAATGGCAACTGAGGTAAGTACTAAAACAGATGAGATATTACGAAGG